GGTGGCGACGTAAACGAGAAGGTAATATAGACTATGCAAGAAAGTAAATTCTTGACAGGCGTCCGCCACCCTGAGTACCTTGAAGACGAGATGTATTGGTATGACTGGCGAGACACTTATAATGGTGGTGATCGCTTTGTTAAGAGGAACTTGAAGAGGTTCAGCACCCGGGAAACGCCTGAGGATTTTGCAAATCGGAAGTTCTATACGCCTATCCAGTCGTATGCTAAGGTAGCCGTGAATGATGTCCGCAACTCCATTTTCCAGCGGCTTCGCGACGTGTATCGTCGTGATGGTAGTGAAAACTACATGAAAGCCACGTCTGGGGAAATCGGAGGCGTTGACAACAAGGGCTCATCCATGCAGCAATTCCTTGGAATTGATGTCCTGACTGAGTTGTTGGTCATGGGCCGCGCGGGCGTGTACACGGACATGCCCCAACTGTCGGGTTTCCGGACGATGGCCGACGAAGGTAACTCCCGCCCTTACACCTACATGTACAGGGTGGAAGACATCCTATCTTGGTCAGTCGCGAAACCAGAAGAGCCAGGCGATTTCACCGCAATCTTGCTTCGAGACAGAGGCATCGACTACAACCAAGGTTTTGCGCAAGGGGTTCATCTGCCTTGTGGTGGTTACACTAGGTATCGTTTCATCTGGATCGACCCCGTTGACCGAATGGTCAAGATGAAGTTGATGGACGAAAAAGACAACCTCCTTGACTGGGAAGGCAACGCGATCACAAACGGTGATGGCGTCACAAGCCTTGAACTGGAGCGAATCCCGTTCACTATGTTGGATATTGGGGGTAGTCTACTCAAGGACGTTTACAAGCACCAAGTTGCGTTACTGAATCTTGGGTCCGCTGATGTGTCTTACGCTCTCAAGGCAAACTATGCCATGTATATTGAGCAAAGAGATATGCGTGCAGTTGGCACCCACTTGAAGAAAAGCATCGACGATGACGGGACCTCGAACACTTCGGATAACAGTAAGGCAGGTGTCGAAGCCCGCACAGGTGTGACATATGGCCGTCAGTATGACATGAAAGCCGATGCCCCCTCGTTCATTCACCCCAGTTCGGAACCTTTGCTCGCGTCCATGAAACTTCAAGAGAAACTTGAAGACGATGTCCGCAAGTTGGTAAATCTTGCCGTCCAGAACAAGATGGGCCAACGAGCCATCTCGGCCGAAGCCATGAAACTGTCCGACCAAGGACTAGAAGCCGGGCTTTCTTACATTGGTTTGATCTTGGAAGGCGCTGAACGCCGCATTGCCGATCATTGGGCCGCCTACGAGAACAAAGATCCTCACAAGCGTCAAATCGCAACGATCAAATACCCTGATCGCTACAGTTTGAAGAACGATGAGGACCGTATCAAGGAAGCCAAAGACTTGGCCGAGTTGATGTATACTGTACCAGGCTCAGAGGTGAAAAAAGAACTCTCGAAAAACATCGTGACAGCATTGCTGTCCGGCAGAGCAAACACCAAAACGATTGACAGTATCTTTTCCCAGATCGATGAGTCCAATTACACCACTTCCGATCCTGACACAATTGTACGGGCTCATGAGGCAGGACTTGTTGGCGAACAGACAGCTTCCGTTGCTCTTGGCTTCGGGCCTACTGAATATCTTCAGGCTCGTAAGGATCATATCGCCCGAGCCGAGGCCATCATGAAGGCGCAGCAAGCAAATCAACAAGACTCAGCAGACAATATGGCGGCTCGTGGCCTGCCTGACCTTGATCCGGATAAGAGATCCGGCGAGGGTGAGCGTGATGATGCTAATGACACTACACTGAAGGTCGACAAGAAAAAACCCGATCGGGGCGAAGGTAAAGACCTAAATAAAGGAGATGACTAATGGTTGCTAAGTACACCGGGAAGAAACAAACCGAAAAGAAGGGGCAAGCCAAACCCACAGGTGAAGCTGCCAAAACTGAAGCAAAAGTTATCGAATCCGCTTACTCCAAAGCGAAGCAAGAAGGCGGAACGGGCTCGATCGGTGGCAGCATCGGGAATAGTTAACCTTGAGGATTGAATCATGGCTTATTACGGAACGCTGGCAGACGCGAATACATATTTCGACAATCGCTTACATAGTGAAAGTTGGTCGGATTCTGCGCCTGCTGACCGACCGAAAGCGCTGACCGAAGCCACTCGTATCATCGATGATCTCAACTACAAAGGTGTGAAGAACGCCGTGTGGTCGGTGATGTATAAGTATGATGCGGGCACGGAGAAGGAAGAGAAGATTCTTGTTGACCCTCCGACGCGGGACGAAGTCATCGCAGCAGACGCGACACAAGAATTGGAATTCCCTCGTGGTAAGGACACTGTAGTACCAAACGAAGTCGAGTGGGCTTGTTATGAGATCGCACTCGCATTACTTGAAGGCTTTGATCCGGAAGACGCGATTGACAGACTCAACGTGATCCGGCAAGCATATTCTGCTGTTCGTACCACCTACGACAACAGCAGTTCAGCAATGGAATATCTTGTATACGGTATTCCGACTGCGCGTGTGTGGAGATGGTTGAAAAAGTACCTCACAGACTCGCAGAGTATCAGAAGAAGTAGGGCCGACTAACGAAAGGTTAGGATCTTATGACGACATTCAATTTCACTTCCATTCTTTGTTACGATGGCGCGGCCGACCCTCCGGCAGCCCCTCCGGCAGCCCCTCCGGCAGCCCTTCCGGTAACGCCTCCGGCAGCCCCTCCGGCAGCCCCTCCGGCTACGCCTCCGAATGCAGGTGATGATGTCAGACAATTCACGCAAAAAGACCTCAACAAGTTCATGGCTGAGGACAAAAGAAAGCACCAGGAGCGATACACTCAGCTAGAGGCGAGTTACACGGATTTGTTGCAGAATCAAAACCTCACCACGGAAGAACGAGACAACTTGCAGACTCGCTACGAAGACCTTCAGGCTTCTCATCGCACGAAAGAACAACAAGCCGAGTTTGAGCGCAAGACGGCGGAAGAGAAATACGAAGTCGAATTGAAGGACGCGGTGACAAGGGCCTCCCACTGGGAAAACAAATTCAAGGAAGAGACCGTCAACAGGGCTCTTGTTGACGCCGCAGCGGGAGCCGACGTGTTTAACCCCGCGCATATTGTCGCGATGCTTCGACCAAACACTGAACTGAAAGATGTTGAGGGAGTGTTGACCCCGATGGTTAATTTCCCTGATATCGACGAAAAGACTGGCGGAAATGTGCAAACTCTTCGCACACCTTCCGACGCTGTCAAGCGTATGCGAGAACTTCCGGAGATCCACGGCTGTCTCTTCAAGAGCAACGTAGTGTCCGGAATTGGTAGTGGCCAAGGCACTTCCACCCAACATGATGACACCGACTATGCTGGTATGTCCACAGAAGACTACCGCAAAAACCGCAATGCTATCAAGCAGCGGGTCGGTCAGCGAAACTAACGTATAACTATCTGATTTGATTGCCCGCACCTTTCAAGCCTCAGATATACCGGTAAGACCGGGTTTTGTCTTGTGTACACCAGGGACACAAGACCCAACTGTATCCTGGGAGTCGGTCTTAAACTTACTCAAACAACAAGGAGTTCAATTATGAACTTGCACCTTCTGTGTTACGCTAACGACAATGACGCTCTGATTCCGGAGCTGTGGGCCAACGAGTCCCTCGCGATTCTCGAAGAGAACATGGTTATGGCCAATTTGGTCCACCGTGACTTCTCGTCTCAGGTAGCTAGCTTCGGCGACGTGGTCAACACCCGACGCCCGAGCGAGTTCTCGACCAAGCGTAAGGCGCAAGCCGACGCAGTGGTCAATCAGGACGCTACCAGCACGAATGTCCAGGTTCCTCTGAACCAGCACATGTACGTGACGTTCACCATCAAGGATGAAGAGGCCAGCATGTCGTTCAAGGAATTGATTTCCTACTACATGGAGCCCGCTTCGATGCAAATCGCCCGTGGCGTTGACCGAATTCTGTGTGGTCAAGTCCCGAGGTTCAAGGCCAACGCCGCTGGCAAATTGGCCGAGATGAGTTCCTCGAACGCGAAGGATTGGATTCTCGACACGCGGGAAGTCATGAACGTCAACAAGGCCTACCCGAATGGACGTAACTTGGTCGTCAGCCCGCAAGCCGAGACCGAGATGTTGAAGACCGAACTCTTCATCGCCGCGCAACAGCGTGGAGACGACGGTACGGCCTTGGAAGATGCTCGTCTGGGTCGTGTTCTCGGCTTCGACACTTACATGGATCAGAACGTCAACTACGCCCCGCTGGGCAACGCTGACACGCTGACCCTGAATCATACCGCTGGTGGAGCCGCTGGCGCCACTGGTAACTTGACTTGTACGGCCACGTCGGCTGCGACGGTAGGTGCTTATGTTTGGCTTACCGGCGAAGGTCAACCGCATGAGGTCAAAGCCGTTGCAGGTACTCAAACGCATATGACGCTTGTCGACGCTTTTGGCAGTGTTGTTGCGGCCAACGCCGTTGGTTATGCTTTCGAGCCCGCCACCGTTGGAGCGACTTACGCCATTGGTTACGACAAGGGCATCACGCTCAACACCATTACCGCCAACAAGCTTCCCGTCGTGGGTCAGTTGCTGGCGTTTGGTACGGACGCGGGTGGCGATCGTAAGGAGTACACGATCATCGAGACCGATGCGGTGAGCACCACGAGTGTCATCGTTTGGCTTGATCGTCCTCTCGAAGTGGCCGTCACGGCTGCCGACGACGCCTTCCCCGGGCCGCATGGCTCGATGTGCTTCGCTTTCCATCGTAACGCCTTGGCTCTCGTGAGCCGCCCGTTGGCCCTGCCGAGCGGCTCGCTCGGTGTTCAGGCCGCCGTTGGTAGTTACAACGATCTCGCGATGCGAGTCGCCATGCAGTACGACATCTCGGCTCAGGGCACCGTCGTGACCCTGGATATGTTGTGTGGTGTGGCCGTGCTGGATGCCAGCCTCGGTTGTGTTCTGTATGCGTAAGCAATACGGGTGCAAACCCGTATTGTGATAACGACCTGACGGGTCGCTTTGTACACGGCCCGTCAGGTTTCTTTTCTCCCAACGCTTGACAGGACATCATCCATGACCGACTACCTTACCGTATTGAAAGACTTCGGCCCTTACATTGGTGTGATCCTGTTTTTCATCTGGAGAGATTGGAGACGTGAAGAAGGTCTAGTGGAACGGGTAAAGACGTTGGAGCAATTCAACACAGAAGTTCTTGTAAGTCTGGTCAAAGAGACCACGGCGGTGATCGCGGCGAACACCGAGCAACTTCGTCTCATAAACTTGGTTACTGAGATCAAAGCGCACCAAAATGGTTAGACCAAATTACAATTTGATTCGCTTCATTCGGAGAACTATCCGAATGATGAAGAAACAATATGGTAGCCCGATTACGGTTTACCAACTCGGCAGTGTCAGCACCGACCATGATACCGGTATCAAGACACAGTCACACTC